GTTTGGTATGAAGAATGAGCAAATTCTTTGAATACACAATAGTCGCCCTCTCCATTAGCAAGTACATCGCCCTTCTTCCACAAGAATTTAGACCAGTCTCGCATCTCTTTGGAAGGAAAGAGAATCTGTAAGCCATCAAACCATCCTCTAAGTGTTCCAAGTTGAGAATAGCCAAAAAGCTCATTATAATCTTCATCTTTCTTTGTACACCAAATAACAGTTTCTATTTCCGTTGTTGCGACTTCATCTAGTTCTACATCTATATTATGTAACCAGTCATACAACTTAATTCCTTTTGGCATATCTTTAAGAAGATTCGCTACATTTATCTTATTTTTCATATTACTTTACCCTTTTAAATTGAACATTCTTTCCGTCTTTTCTGTCGATTGCGGCACAACAAATATCTTTGCAGATATTTTCATAAATATTGCTGCTTATCTCGTCAAAGAAGCAACCATTACATTCTTCTGTCTCGCTTTCAACCACCTTTAAGGTGATTTCTGAGCCAATAGGTAAATCTTCCATAACTAAACCAATTTTTGTGTTAAACAATACTGGTAGTAACTTATACTGCCAACATATTTTGATATTCTTGGCAGCTCACCATCATAAGGAGTGACTTTCAATCCATCAATGAAATCAGCATTCTCAGTTGATACCTCGGTATCATGCTCATTCATAAACACCTTTTGCGCTGTCGTAGAATGGCTTTCAGCTCTAAGCTTACCGAGTGACCGCCAAACCTGCTTGCTATGGATGAACAATCCATGCAAAGGAATAGTCTTTACTTCTACTTTTCCCATATCTAATTTCTCATTATGTGACACTTGATAACCTTATGAACCGCATTTGGCTGCGATTTATTAAACTTATTCATTATATGACGCTCCATTTCCTCGGGGAAAATGGGCTTTGTCGGCTTCGGTATAGTGAGGACGGCTTGTATCTTTGCCCCCCCATCCAAGGTAAGCAAACATCTACGACTAATTTTCTCAAATAACATTTTTGTATCTCCTATATTTAAACGTTAAACAAAATCTTAGTTTTTTATAATCTAATTATATACCACCACGGAAGCGAAGCGAGCCGAAGGCGAGCCTTCCATTACTTCATAGGTATTAGCATACACCCTACAGACTATCCCTCCCTTGATATAAGTATAGTTATTGAGTATCATATCCTTTATATAGTCAATAGAGGATAAAAAACGCTTTTCTATGTTTCTGTATTTGCATAAAATCTCGTTTTTGACCGCAAACTTTACCAAATCAAAAGCTTTTTGTACGCTTACGCTTAACTTCTCAGCTATATACTTATATGATATACCATTCTCTCTGAATTTATCGCCGTAGCCAAAACGATTACAAACCTTCTTAGCCGCCTTCAACTCTTTTAAGCCTTTAGGGTGCTTAGACTGCTGAATCATTTGCTTAGCGTAATTCTTTCGATTCTGTACATCAATGATAAGCATAGCAGATAAGATATCTTCTATGAACTTTACATTCTGCGCATAGGCATTCTTTTTAGAATCATTCCTTGAAATAAACTCGATATTAGGAACAAGGACGTTCCTGTGAGAGGTATGACTTTTTAGAGACTTGAAGACGAGGCAACGATTATTCTTGCCCGTGAACTCAACCAAGCCCAGAGCCTTCAAGGTATCAATACGCTTACGGACAGCACAGGCACTTACCCCCGTGATTTCGTGAAGCTTATTGATGCTCCATCTTTGCACGGCAGAAGACTTAACCCTTGTCTTAATGAAAAGGGAAAATGCAATTGCTTTCCTTAGTTCGGGATTGCAATACATATTGTTCAATATCTTTCTGCGTATCTCCATTTTACAGATGCTTTAAAAAGTCAAGAGCAGCAAAGAAATGGGGATTCTCTGCTGCTCCGTATTTAGTAGCCTTGCGGCTCACGTAAATCCAAACTCTTACACGTTAGAAAGCTCCCCATAAGCTTGCTAGGTGATAGTGTTCTTTCTTAAACACACCGCAAAATTAATAAAAATCTGTCAAATAACCAACTTTTCTATTAATAAATTTAAAATAATTAATAGTTTCTATTCGCTTTTTAATAGATTTTTATAACTTTGCATTATATTTTCTATTAATAACCAAATAATAAGTAATAGCGTATGATATACAATCAATATCAGCAGTATGAACTCTCCGACCGCATCATGCAAGCGGTATGTGAGGTAGGCAAGGTTACGTTCATGGAACTTTGCTCTGCGGTGAAGACCGTCAAGCTCAACACCCTTAGAGGACTATATTGTCTCATAAGCCGTGATTATTGCATTCATCCCGACCGCTCGGCTCGCCTACTCTGCCGTACCAGAGCAAACGTAATCAATCAAGCACGAAAGTATATGCAATACGTTCAGTCAAAGGATAAGTACACCTTATCTATATATAACCAAATCGTAGAACTCTTAAAAAGTAACAAAGAATGAAAAGAACAGATTATGAGCTTACCCTGCCCGACCAGCTCTTCCCAACGGACAATGACCTAGAGATTCCGATACTCGATATTGATATGCAAGCCAAGGTGTGTCAGTCACCCTTCCTCTGCTTCGGCGAACAGAAGAGAACCTTCAATCTCAATGGCGAAGGCTCTTTGCACTTCTATACCGATGATTACCGCTTCTCAGCTATCTACGAGCACCCTGAGAAGATATTGCAGCATCACCCTGCCGTTATCGTTGAGCCGAACTTCTCCCTATATAATGAAATGCCCGTATCTTTCGGCTTGCAGGCTATCTACAAGAAACGTTGGATTGCCCGTTGTATGCAAGGTAAGGGTATCGGTATCTTCGTTGACCTCAACGTGGCGCAGAAGTTTTATCGCCTCAATATGATTGGCGTACCTCGTGGATGGCGTGCCTTCGCTACCCGTGGATATTCGGATAGACTGAATAACCTCGCCTTTGAGTATTCCATCGCAAGCGATTGGGCAGAGGGAAAAGAGCCGCTATTTGTTATCTACGGCGGCGGTGCTGAGTGTCGGCGGTTCGCCCAGACCCATAGAGGTTGCATCTACATCAACCCCGTTGTCACTACTAAGAAACAGCTTGCCGCCTTGCAGAAGATTCACGAAGGTGTTGCCTTTATCGGAGAAGAGTTCTCTGTTAAGGCGCAGCTTGATAAGCTCACACCTTTCTCCAAGCAGATTGAGGATTTCCGAACAGATAACGTCTCTAAACAGATTGAGGAAAAGTAAGATTGTTTATGCGAGATATGGCATTTATTTGCTGTATCTCGCTTTCTTTTGTATCTTTGCATCAGCAAAACAGAAATTGTGGAATATAGGTTCTGAGGTGTCATAACTATATGTATTAGTTAAGATTTGGTTAATTGAAAATAATAGTTAGTTTTTAGTCTATAAGCAGCCGCCTGTGATAGGTAGCTGCTTTTCTTATATATAATAGGTATAATATTTTATGATAACTTCAAAGGCTACTCATTATATGGGTAGCTTTTTTATTTGTTTACACGCAACCTATTATTTTCTATTAAAACCCGAATAATCTCCGTAACTTTGCAAATAATAATTATTAAATAATAAAATTATGGCAAGAGAAAAGAGAATCTCACAGAACCCATCCATCGCAAAGGATGAGCTTCTAGTAAAGCTGGGTTTTCGTGAAATGATTGACATTACAAAGCTCCTCTATAATGAGGGGCAGATTGATGGCGTTCCAAAGAACCCTCGCTACTTAAAGGAGAGCGAGCACGACAAGCTCGTCAAGTCACTCGCCGATAGCCCAGAGCTCTTAGAGTACAAGCCTTTGATGGTTTATGGCTTGGAGGATGGTACATACGTCACCATCTGCGGTAATATGCGCCTCAGAGTGGCTAACGAGTTACGCATCGGTGGAAATACGAACTTCGATAAGCTGCCTTGTTTCGTCTTGAAGACCGATACCCCAATTCAGAAAATCAAGGAGTATGCTATCAAGGATAACGTGCAAGCTGGTAATTGGGATTGGGATGAGCTTGCCAATGGTGAATGGGAAACCGATAATTTGCAGAATTGGGGCGTTGATTGCTCTTTTCTCAATACCGATGAGGATGATACCGATATTGATGAGCTATTCGAAGATGCTCAAAATACCGAAAGTAAAGCCAAAGATATTAAGCTCTCCGTCCATATTCCACAAGAGTTGGAAGATAAGGTAGATGAGATTAAGGAGATTATCAAGTCTGCCGTTTCCGAATACGAAGGTGTGGAAATAAAATAATAGAGATATGGAAGTCTATCTTGCGGGAGGGCTTACTGGAAATCTTAGTAAGTTTTGGAAAAGTGTCAGTATGGAATTATATATAGCAGGGACTTTAAGCAGACCCTATGTTTATGAAAAGGCTATGGGAGTTTTTTTAGCAGGCGAACCCCCATTAAAGAACATCAAGGATGCCGATTGGGAAGGATTAAATATATTGGAAACTTACTATTATCTACAGAATAATAAAGAGTTTCCTCGATTGATAGGCAATTTTCAGAATTTCCTATTAGATAGTGGTGCTTTCACATTTATGTCGGGAGCAGGTGTAGTTAACTTCGATAAATACGTAGAAGGATATGCTGCATTCATTAAGAAGTATAACGTAAAGAACTTCTTTGAGCTTGATATTGATTCTGTTGTTGGTATCAAAGAGGTTGAAAGACTTCGTGAAAAGCTCGAAAGATTAAGTGGACGTAAGCCTATCCCCGTTTGGCATAAGTCACGAGGGAAAGAGTATTTTATTGAAATGTGCAAGAATTACCCTTATGTGGCTATCGGTGGTATCGTAACCAAAGAAATACCTATCAATAAATATGAGAAGTTATTTCCTTGGTTCGTAAAGACAGCACATAAATATGGCTGCAAGATACATGCTCTTGGATATACAAATATCAGAGGATTGCATACGTATCACTTTGATTCCGTGGATTCTACAGCTTTGCTTTATGGCAATATGAGCGGTTCTATATATAAGTTCAATGCCAAGAACGGAACTATGGATAAAACCAAAGCGCCTGAGGGCAAGAAACTTCGCTCAAAGTTGGTGGCTGCACATAATTTCGGCGAGTGGGTACGCTTTATGAAGTACGCTCGTGCTCGCTTATGAAGGTTTATCTTAGTGGCATATCGGGAGTAAAGCCTTATCTCTTAAATGGAGATATTAAAGCAAACGAGGTATTTGCTCTTGAATCATTCTATTCCGTAAGAGATTGGCAGAAACCGTTGATTCCAAAGTTTGCATCATTTCTCTTGGATAGTGGAGCATTCACATTCATGAGTAATGCCGCAAAGCACGGAAATATAGATTGGCTCAGCTATGTTGATAGATATTGCGATTTTATCATAGAAAACGATATAAGACTATTCTTTGAGTTGGATATTGATAAGATTAAAGGTCTCAGATATGTAGAAATGCTACGACAGCGGATTGAAGATAAGACTCATCGCAAGCCAATACCTGTATGGCATATAGGGAGAGGAAAAGATTATTATCTGCAAATGATAAAAGAATATCCTTATGTTGCCATTGGTGGAATAGCAGCAAAAGAAATGCCCACATCTAAATTTGAGGCATTATTTCCTTACATGATAGGGATGGCTCATAAGAATGGATGTAAGGTTCATGGGTTGGGATATACAAGAGTTGATAATCTACAAAAATATAGATTCGATTCCATTGATTCCACAACCTGGACTGTAGGGGGGCGATTTGGAGAAGCTTCTAAATTTGAAAATGGCAGCATAAAACGTTTATCATTTAGAGATAAGGGAGTTAAATACAAGATGGTGAGAGATAAAGAAGCTCTTACTTTATATAACTTTAAAGAATGGTTAAAATTCCAGCATTACGCTGATAAAAATTTATAGATTATGAAAGATTCATTGATTATTGTATCAGGAGGTATGGACTCGGTAACTCTCCTGCATGAGAAGAAAGAAAACATTGCTCTCGCTATTTCTTTTGATTATGGCTCTAACCACAATCAGAAGGAGATTCCTTTTGCTAAGTTGCATTGTGAGCGACTTGGTATCAAGCATATTGTTATTCCACTCAACTTTATTCACGATTATTTCAAATCCTCTCTCCTCGAAGGTGCAGAAGCTATCCCCGAAGGTAACTACGATGATGAGAACATGAAATCAACCGTAGTTCCTTTCCGTAACGGCATCATGCTTTCTATCGCTTGCGGTATCGCAGAGAGTAACGGATTGAAGAAGGTGCTTATTGCTAACCATTTCGGCGACCACGCTATCTATCCAGACTGCCGCAAGGGCTTTATTGATGCCATGTCAGAGGCAATGAAGAATGGTACTTACGAGGGTATCAGCATTGATGCTCCTTACACCAACATTACGAAGACAGATGTTGCTCGCCACGGCAAGAAGCTTGGCATCAACTACGCAGAAACTTGGAGCTGCTATAAAGGCGGTGAGAAGCATTGTGGTAAGTGTGGAACTTGTATGGAACGCAAGGAAGCTCTCCGTGATGCTGGTATCTCTGACCCAACTGAATACGAGGATGAGTAAGGCAAGCGGTAATACAAGGTTACTTACACCAAAGCAAAGACAGATAGATAAGGCTCGGAACGAATATAATCAAATCGTTTCGAGTTCCTTGGTTGATGCTTCTTTATCATATTTCTCAGAACAGACGGGTGCTCACGCTATCTTTATGAAAGGACATAATCATACTGATAAAATCGCTGATGCCGAAGCAGAATTGGAAGTGGCGAGAGCTATCGCAGATAATGGTATAAATGTTACACTTACTCCTGAAGGCGATAAATATACGATGTATGCAACCAATGTAAAGATAAACAAGGATGGTTCTAAAAAGTATAAATTCGCAGAAGGTTTAATGGCGACATATACCTACGAGCAGAAAACGCCTACTGAGATTAATTCTTCTGCTGAAAGTTCGGTTCGTCTTGCTATTAATCATGCAAATGATAAGCACGCACAGATAGCATTGATATATGATAAGCATTCACTCTTTCATACCAAAGATATTGAGAACGGAATGAAACTTTATCAATCAAGGCATAAAGCATGGAAGACCAAAGGTGTAAAAGCTGTTGTAGTAATTAGCAGTAAAAAGATACTATACGAACATCATTTCGATGAGTAAAAAGCAAGGAGCATAAGGCGATGCCACCATACTGTGCTCCTAAGACAAAAGTCGGGCTGCTGACATCTTCGCTACCGACTACCCTTTATTAGGTCGCAAAATTAAGAATAAAAATTGAAATAACAAAATAAAAGGAAGAAAAATTATGTATTACGTTTCAAAAAGAATGGAGATTGCCGCTTGTCATAAGCTGAATCTCTCTTATGAAAGCAAGTGCGCCAACCTTCATGGGCATAATTGGATTATCACTGTCTACTGCAAGGCTGAAAAGCTGAACAAGGATGGTATGGTGATGGACTTCAAGCATATTAAGCAGAAGATTCACGGCTACCTCGACCACGGTAACCTCAACGAGCTTTTGTTTTTCAATCCTACTGCTGAGAATATCGCCAAATGGATTGTTGCTCAGTTCCAAGAGTGCTACAAGGCACAGGTACAGGAGAGTGAAGGCAATATCGCCGTTTATTGTGACGATGATAAGATTGACGGAAAGGAGGCTCTCTAATGGCTAAGTATAAAGTAAACGAAATCTTCTACTCTATCCAAGGTGAGGGAAGACATGCAGGTAGAGCGGCTATCTTCGTCCGCTTCTCGGGTTGTAACTTGAAGTGTCCTTTCTGTGATACTGATTTTAAGAAGTATGAGGAAATGGGGGCTATTGATATTCTGAATAAGATTCAGTTGCTCTCACCTGATTGCAAGTTCGTTGTCTTTACGGGCGGTGAGCCTACATTGCAAGTGGATGAGGAGCTTACTACCCTTCTCCAAAATTGGGGCTACTATATTGCTGTGGAGACCAACGGAACGCACAAGATTCCAGGTGGTATCAACTGGGTTACTTGCTCTCCTAAATGCTTATTCGTTAAGGGCGCAGAACCTATCATTAAGGTTGCTACCGAGGTGAAGGTTGTCTTTGATGGTGAGCACGAGATTACCGATTGTGGTATTGATGCAGATTACTACTACGTTCAGCCTTGTGATACAGGCGATGCGAAGAAGAATGCTGAGATTCTGAAACAGACAGTTGCTTTCGTAGAGGCTAACCCTAAGTGGCGACTTTCTTTACAGCAGCAGAAGATTCTCAACGTGAAATAAATCATTTCGCCTATGAGCAAGAATAAAAAGAAAACCCCGACAAAGTATCGTCTATCTGCTTTTATTGCGGTGGGAAACTTTGTTGGGATTCATCAGGTGACCGCAGCGAGGATGATGATTCCGTAGTGGATTACTTTCATTGTATGCAATGCGGTACTTCTTATGAGGTATATGAGCCTAATGAGGAGGAGAAACAAGATTATAAAGAATATTGGAAAGGTAAATAATATGGCTAAGATTACAAAAGAAACAGCAGAAAAGCATATCAAAGAACTCTTGGAGTATATCGGTGAAGACCCTAACCGCAAGGGCTTAGAGGGTACACCTGACCGCATTATCAGAATGTGGAAAGAAATATTCAGAGGTTATGACCCTTCACAGAAGCCGAAGATTACCACCTTTGATAACAATGATGACGGTATCGTCTATGATAACATGGTTATCGACCAAGGTGATTTCCATTCAAACTGCGAGCATCATTGTGTTTGGTTTTGGGGCAAGTATTGGTTCGCATATATTCCGAACCCAAAGGGAAAGATTCTCGGTATCTCTAAGATTGGTCGTGTAGTTGATTACTGCTCCGCTCGCTTACAGATACAGGAGCGATTGGTACACGACATCGTAGATATGCTGAAAAATGCTCTCGGTAGCGAATACCCACCACTTGGTATTGCTCTCGTGATGAAGGGTCATCATTCTTGCAAAGAGTTCAGAGGCGCAAAGAAGAAGGGCATTATGACCTCTTCTTACCTTGAAGGAGCATTCAAAGACGACCCACAAGTGAGGGCTGAGTTTATGAACCTCGTAAATGGTGATAAGTATGAAGGTTAAGTCAGTCAAAACACAAATCTTGGAGGAAGTGGGTTTCCTGCTTCCTACCAAGAAACTTCTTTCCTCTAAAGAAAAGGTTGAAATCATGGAGCAGTTTTTGATGATGCCAGCAAGCCAGATAGTGACTTTGCAACAAGATGGACGCAAGTCATCTTTTGTACAGCAGATAGCAAAGCTGCTCTATAACAACAATCTTGGAGAGTACTTTAATGTACTGAAAATGTGCCGAGAAATGGCAGCAGAGGAAAAAGAAAATAAAAGTGCTTTTCTTAAATAAAAGCTATTGTTGGGAATAAATTAGGAATAAAAGTTATTAATATGCCATTATCAAGAGATGAAAGCAAGCGAAAAAAACAGCTTGCAAACCTTGAAAAAGGTAAGTTTAAAAAAGGTGGAGTTGGCAACCCCAAGGGCAGACCACCAAAGCCTAAGACGATGTCATTGTTCATCGAGGAAATGAAGGAGAAGGGTTACGAAGTGCCTTCCTCTCAGATTATCGCAGAGTCTTTTCTGTATATCGCTACCCTGCCCCAAGCCGAATTGGAGGCGGTGTTGACAGATAAGTCACGCCCGATGATGCAACGCATTATTGCCAAGGGAATACTTGACAAGAAAGGACTTGATGTACTCGAAAGAGTTATTGATAGAGCTTACGGAAAGATTCAGCGCATTGACCTTACAAGCAAGGGCGAGCAGATTAAGCAAGACCCATTGCAAGTACACGTTGTTACCAATAATGAAGAGTATCAGAAGATTCTCGCTGAAATTCAGAAAGAGAAAGAAAAAAAGGACGCTGAGCCAGACAGGACAGCAGAATGATAAAAGAGACAAATAAAGGATAATAGAGATATGCCGCACGTATATTTAGCAAAGAACTACATGAGGGTAAAGGCAGCGAAAGAAGCAGGGTTCACAACTTGCTCTCTTCAAGGAAGTTCACGTTCTGCCAAGACCTACTCGGTTGTGCAGTTCCTTTGTATGCTTTGCTTCAACTATGCTGGAACGACCGTTTCCATCATTCGTGCTGGTATGCCTTCCATTAAACGAACTGTCTATCGTGACTTCAAGGATATAATGCTCAACTTTGGTTGGTGGGATGATAAGTGCATGAATAAATCGGAGTTCGTTTATACCTTCCCTAACGGCTCTTGGATTGAGTTCTTCTCCACCGATAATGAGCAGAAGGTGCGTGGTTCTAAACGTAAGATACTTTTCGTAAATGAGGCGAATGAGCTTTCTTTCATCGAATGGCAGCAGCTTCAGATGCGTACCACGGAGTTTTCTATCCTTGATTATAACCCTTCTTTCTCAGAAGACCATTGGATAAATCAGGTAAATGAGGAGAAAAGCACTTATTGGTTTATATCCACCTATAAGGACAACCCTTTTCTCGAACCAAAGGTTATCGCTGAGATTGAGAGCCTTAAATGGAAGAATCCGAGCCTTTGGCGTATTTATGGTTTGGGATTGCGCTCTATGGTTGAGGGCTTGATTTTTAAGAATGTAGTTGTTGATGATTATATTCCTATACAAGCGCACAGACACCGATACAGAGGTATTGACTTCGGTTACTCCAATGACCCTACGGCGATTGTTGATGTGTATATCTACGGAAAGATTATCTATATAGATGAAATATGCTATCAGACAGAAATGCTTGCTTCTGATATTATTAGGGTATTGAAAGAGGATAAAAAAAATATTGAGGTAATATCAGAGAGTGCTGACCCTCGTCTGATTGATGAAATCTATAATGCTGGTATTGATATAAAACCTGTGAAGAAGTTCGCAGGTTCTATTCAAGCTAGTATTATGAAGATGCAAGAATACACAATTCATATAACAAAACGCTCTACAAATGTAAGAAGGGAATTTAACAATTATACCTACCGCCAAGACAAGGAAGGAAAGTGGCTTAATGAGCCTATAGATATGTATAACCACGCTATAGACGCATGCCGATATGTTGTCATGGAGAAGTTATTGGGCGATTATGGCAGCGGAATGCAAGCCGCCGACATTCTCGGTCTGATGGGGTGAAATCGAAAAGCTTATGAAACGAATATATGATAAACAACCAAGAGAGCATCATCGTAAACGCTCCCACTATAATAGCAGAGGAGTAGCCAAATTATCCTTTGATAATGGGAAGGTAGCCGCAAGATACATAAAGAAAAAGCGGCTACTCGGTTACTCCGCATATCTTTGTAGTGAGTGCAATCATTGGCACATTGGGAGGAGTAAAATAAAATAAGGCAGAGAAGAAATCCTCTTCCCTGCCCAATTCCTATGATAGTTTTACATTCTTTACTAACCAATCACCGATGGTAAGATGTTCGGCTTCTGCTTTATGTTTCAATAAGAAAAGATAGTCTTTATCAATAGACGTATGAAGCATTGTTTTATTGAGCTTCTTACGCCCTGCGCCTATCCTTGCGCCTCCGCTTCCTTTCTTTCTCATTCTATGCTTTGACCGTGATAGCGAGGGCTGAAATTTATTGTAGTATTAGAAAATTTCCTCTGCTTCAAACTCTACGCTACTCTCCCAGTCGTATGAATCAATATTATCTATATCATCTGAGGTAAGATAATAATAGGCAGTTATTCTCCATCCATCTATCTCTATAGGTTCACCAGCATACTCATCCTTGCCGAGATGTGAAGGATTTTCGAAAGATGGATACATAAGTCTGCTAGTTGGTTCTTTATCGGTTTCCATTGCTTCATTAACGATTTCAGAGCCGAACGCCAAATAAGCTTGTGATTTACTTAATCTACTCATAATATAGACTTAACCGTGATGTCGAGGGCTTAGATGTTATTTTTTTACTTCTTTGAAGATTATATTTCTATAGTCTGTGCGCTTTTTTTTGCTACACGGATATTTTCTCCACACTTCACATTCATTCTTACTGTTAAAGAAACATCCTTCGCAACTTCCCTTGTCTGTCTCAACAGCTTCGAGAATAATTCGCTCTCCAACTTTAAATTCTTTCATATCTAATGCCTTATCCGTGTTGGCGAGGGCTGTATAGTTTTATTAATCAATTATTACAATAAACTCAAATTCATCTTCTATCACATCATTCTTCCAATAAACAGCCTTAACCTCATTTAAGGTCTTATTCCAATCCTCAACAGAGAAAACAAGCTCTATGATTTCGTTATTGTTCTCCATTTCATCATTGATGTATGAAATAGACCATTCATTGCTATCTACTTCATTGATGCAAAACGCTTTCTCACTTGCCTTGCTCAACTGTTCAAGGTCACTTGAAATAGTGAACGTCAAACTTTTCTTTCTGCCGATGATTGATAAACCATCTTTACGTGTAATTTTGATTTTCATTGTTGTATCTCCTATTATTAATTATTTACACCGCAAAAATACCAATTTATTTTGAAATCACAAAACCTTTTTCAAAATTTCTTTTAGAATTTAAATTTATTTAAACAATATATCACTAGTTTACACGCAGAACCTTATTTTTTTTAATAGCATCTATTAATTTATTAATTTTGCCTCAAAATAAACGTTTATTATATGAGAGCAATAGAACAGATAGTATCAATACAAGATGCGAGCACAGTCCGCTCGGTATTGACAGCAAGGAAAAAAGGCTTTAAGACATCACTGAGTGTGCTTGAAGAACAATGGAATCCATCAAAGCATAAAATCTTTGATGAGGATTTCCGTCCTAAGAAGCGAATTAAAGTACCTACGGGTCAGTATGACCCTATCACACAGAAACCGATTTATAAGGATAAGAAAGTTGAGCCAGTAAGAATCGCTATTCCTGCCCAGAAGTCAATCGTAAATCTTACTGTGGGGTTCTTGCTTATGAATGCCGTAACCTATAAAGCTACGGCACATGGTGTTGATATAAAGAAGATGGATGATAAGCAGCAGAAGCTCTATGATGGCATCATGCACTGCTATCACGACAATAAGATGAAGTACTTCGATAAGCGACTTGCCCGTACTCTCTTCAAAGAGTGCGAGTGCGCCGAGTTATGGTATATGCCAACAGACGCAGAGGGAAAGCTTCGAGGCGAAATCAGAGTTCAGTTGCTTTCTCCTTCAAACGGCGATAAGCTCTACCCTCATTTCAACGATTTCCATATCATGGATGGCTTCGCCCGTGAGTACTATGTATATGATGAGCTTGGAAAATCTGAGCTACATTTTGATGTATATACAGATAGATTGTGCTATCAGTACACTAATATTGATGGCGCAGGATGGAAGCTTATCTCTGCCCTACCTCATGGCTTCACGAAAGTTCCTGTCGTTTACTATAGACAAGACCAAGCAGAGTGGGAAGATGTTCAATGGGCTATTGATAGAGTGGAGACTTGTATCTCTAATTGGGGTGATACAAATGACTATTTCGGCACGCCTAAATACTTTATCAAGGGTCGTTTGGAAGGCTTCGCTGAGAAGGGCGAGCAAGGTGCTGTATTCGTAGGTGGTAACGATTCAAGTATGAACGTTCTTTCTTGGGATAAGTCACCTGAGAGTGTAAAGGGAGAAATTGCTTATCTCTTCAATATTATCTACTCATTTACCTCAACAGCCGACATCAGCTTTGAGAATATGAAGACTTTGGGAAGCAACACCTCGGGTGCGGCTATCCGTTTGATGTTCACCGCTCCTTATATGAAAGCGGATTTAAAGACAGAAATGTTCGGTGAAATGTTCACTCGCCGCTCGAATATTGTAGCTAACGGCATCTGTAATACGGGAGTTTACGTAAAGGGTATCGACCAGAGTGTTGCTGAACAGATTGACTTTGAGCCAGTCTTTAAGCCATATCTGCCAAAGAATGATGTTGAAATGTTGCAACTTATCACTTCATCCAATGGTGGTGCAAAATCTACCTCTAATCGCCGTGCTATCGAGCTTAACCCTCTCAATGATGACCCTGATAAGGTTGAGGAAGAAATGAAGAGTGAACAGGAAGAAGCGTTGGCGCAGCAAGCAGCCCTTTCGGGGCTTGGTAGTGCCGCAAGTGGAAGTCAGTCAGTTTCAAATGAAGAAGAGGAGGAATAAATATGGCAAAGAATAGTGGAAATACGAGAAAGAAGAACTCTGAGAATATAAAAGAAGCTCAGATTTCGTCAAATTTAAGAGCAACTTACGGTGATTCTTGGAATATTAATAATTTCATAAAAGCTTCTCCGTATTTTGATGAGGAAACAGTGTATGAAAATTTTAAAGAAAAATATGCACAACAAAATCCTGCCTATGGTCTCTCACAAGAAATGGATGATGTTGATAAAACGTTTAAAGACCTTGGGGAGGATAAAGAAATAGATATGACAAAAATTGATATTAGTACACCGCAAGAATTTCTCAATATATCAGATACTGCGAAGTATATGAATACTCAAAAATATAATGGAATAAAGGCGGTTAGCTATAATATGAATGGAAAAAATAAATTAATGATTGTAGATGGTAATCATCGTTTTGTTGCTGCTAAGCTTAATGGTGTAAAGAAAGTAAAAATGAGAGTTATAACAATATAAACTATGTCAAAGAAGCTCACATCAAAACAGCAGAAAGAACAACTGAATAATCTGTTCGCCGTTTATAACAAGCGGTTGGGCAGATTATACAGCGATTATGTCAAGAAGCTCACCTCTCTTGGCTATGGAGAAGATGTGCTCGAAGATGATGCGCTTTTTAACTTTGATAACTTTCCGCAGTTAAAGGCTCGTTTGAACGACATCTTTAATGATTACTATCAGAATAGCCTTCTTTGTTATAAGAGCGGCATCACCGATGGCGTTGCGTTGGCGTATAACCACGATGAAATGGTTATAGGCGGTTATTCCGTGCTTACTGATAAAGCTATAAGGGTTGCAAGAGATACCGCCGCAGCCACGTTTATTTCAAATCGCTTGAAAACAAAGAATGGATTGAATCTTGCTCAGATTGTTTGGAACTACTGCCAACAGACGAAAAGTGAGTTTGAAATGGCTATGAGCAATACCATTGCGGACGGAATCAAAAAAGGCTCATCAGCAGAGGAAGTAGGCAAGAGTATACGAAAGTATCTCAACGACCCAGATATGATGTATCGCCGTTATCATACCATCAAGGTTCAGAAGAACGGGAAGAAGAAAGATGTGGTGACTTGGCGCAGACGTAGAATCATTGACGGCAAAGTGCGCTTTATTGAAGAGCCATTGGAGAAGGTAGGCATGGGTGTTTACCGCTCGGCGAGAAAGAACGCTCTCAGAGTAGCAAGAACTGAGATAAATTCCGCATATCATAAGGCAAGAAATGAACGATGGCAGAACGAGCCATTCGTTATCGGTCAGTATATTCACGTATCACCACAGCATAATATTGATGATATATGCAACGACCTTGAAGGTCGCTACCCAAAAGATTATGTATGGATTTCTTGGCATCCTCAATGTATCTGCACCTCAGACCCTATCACTATACAAGGCGATGAGAAAAAGGAGTTTTATAAACGCTTGATGGCTGGCGAGGATATGAGCAACTACGTATCCCCTTTTGCTGTGCTTACTATGCCCGAAAAGTACAATCAATACATCAAGGATAACTCCGAAGCTATAGTGAAGGCAGGAATGAAGGGTAAATTGGCTTGGCACTTACAAGATAATACAAAGTATTGGGCACATCTTTTAAGCCCGTCAGACCGCAAGAAATTGGGGTTAAAGGCGATTTCTTCTAAGGAGCTTATACTTGCGAAGGCAAAGGAACGCCACGCCCTTAGAACTAAGGAGCAGATAGATAAAATACAGAGCCGATGGGATAAGCATAGACGTGACTATTACAATGGCTTGGTTCATAATCTGCTCGGTAGTAAATCTGTTACGGATATAAAGAGCCAAGACCTCTTTGAACGGTACTATGCTATCCGCTACGCAATCAAGGACAAAAAGAGTGCTTCTGAGATAGCATCTTTGTTTGATAGATTCAAGCGAGGTTATCAGACTAAACTTGCATGGACTGACCGCAAGGTTGCAATGAATGTTATGAAGGTGGCTGCTAATTACGGAGAAACCGATGTTTCTTCCGTTCTAAGCGCATTAAAGGCTGCTAACTATACATTAGCAAGGAAAGAAGCAAAAACGCTCGCAAACGCCATTTCTGCCATTAAAAAGGATGAACTATCACTTTCTACTCTCATCCCTGATGTCAATAAGTGGCATAAGCAGTTCACGTCACAGGAATTGCACGGAGTATATGATGCCGTAGAAGCGAAGTTGGCTCAATGGCAAAGCTTGACGCTTGAAAAGCAAGTTAGCAAATTGCAATTTGAGGCAGTTGATTTCCTTGGTGGAAATATGCACGGGGTTCAACAGAAGTATGCTACATGGAAGGTATCGCAAGCGGCATATCTCAAAAAGCTTGATGAGGTAAAAACGGCGATTGATTGGGTGAATATCAATAAAGCTTATGCTGACGTAAAAGGTTATAAGACACAGAGCAAGATATATCATAAGCTTATCTATGACCTTGAACACGCTATGCTCGCAAAGGATAAGCCCCTTGCTGAGCAGTTGCTTTATGAAGCTAAGCAAAAGAAAGAAACGCTTATTAATGCGAAAGCAAAACGAAATGCGAAGAATGTTGTATTTGATACAGACCGATTCTCTCAATCAAGGAAAGATGCCGCAGTATGGGATAAGGGTAATGGTGCAAAAGCTGATAAAACCCTCGTAGATGTTGCATCCAAACAATGGATAGCAGCAACAGAAAAAGAAAAAGATTTCACATACGAATACACTCATCATTATTGCGATGTAAATGAACCATTACAAGGAAGAAAATATGATAGTTACCAAACGAAGGAAAGGTTCATAGAGAAGGTTAATAATATAACAAGCTATATAGAAAAGAACGAACTTCCTACCGATATGTGGTTTACAAGAGGTGATGATGGAATGAAAGTTATTGAATCACGAATTAAGTTTGCTGGCGGTTCTATGCCAAAAAAACTTCAAGACCTTGTTGGAATGGAAATGCAAGAAGGTGGTTTTATGTCTACTGGTAGCCGAAAAGGAAAAGGCTTCAATACTCGAAGTGTTATCATGAACATATATGCACCAAAAGGGACAAAGGCTGCTTACGTAGAACCTTTCTCTGCTTTCGGTTGTGGTGATAAAAGAAGTTGGGATGGAGTAAGCCGTTTCTCTACGTATAGTTCCGAGCACGAAACACTCTTTCAGAGAGGAACACGAATGCGAATAACAAAGGTTTATGAAGAAGGTGGAAAGACCTACATAGACTGCGAGGTTATAGGGCAAGAAATAAGAGATTTATCTTATGTAAAGGATAGCAATATCGGATATTAAACAAAAAAGGTGTACCATTACGGCGCACCTTTTTCGTTATAGTTCGTTTGGAATTTTATCCTCTGGGAAATGGTCGTTTGGGATAAAGAGGTATTCGTCTATCAGCTTATAGAACCTATCTATCTCTTCCTTAATATTGTAGGCTGCTTTAGCCCAAGAAGTGAACATTATAATAAGCAATGTATGTGGAATTCCCTTATATTCCTTACCATTGATTTTCTTATAATATTCTTCCTCACCTTTAAACTTTCCTTCGCTATTAACATACACTCTTTCCATATCCCAAAACCAAGCCATATTTTCGTTGGTATTTGGGTTCTCACCACCTCTATAGTATCGGCAGTGCTTGATTAAATCTTCCTTATTCGCCATATCTATCAATAAATTTAGTTACCACATTCTTCATATCCAAAGGGAGATAGTTCAATGCTTTTTCCTCCATTTCCTGTGGAATACCAAAGAGTGGCTGAGCGATTGAACCAACGATTGCTCCCATCGTATCGCTATCACCGCCGTATGATACAGCATTTCTGATTGCATCCTCGAAGCTACCACTATTAAGGACTATCATAAAGGCGAGTGGAACGCATTCTTGGCAAGTTTCTGCCCATTTTCCTCTTGGTGGTATTCTATCCTCCCATTTAATGCCATAGTAAACGTTTGCTATGATATTCAACATATCTTTCTTTTCTCCCTTTCTCAAAGAAAAGATAGCATTAGATACCGCAGCAGCACCTATCAAACCCTCAGTATGGTTATGTGATACCTTTGCGCTCATTATTGCCTGACGGATAGCATCGGAACTTTCTTTAAATGCCCAAGCTGTCGGACTAACTCGCATTGCTGCCCCATTTCCGTAGCTATCATAAGGCTGAGGATTCGAGCTACGAACCCATTTTGCGAAGCTTGCGCCATACCCACCCATTGGGTTTAGATACTTCTGACACCAGTATTGAAGCGATATACTATAATCTCCGACATTCGGCTTTTCATTACCGCCTTTTCTAAGAATAGCATCGGCTACGGCTATTGTACAGATAGTATCATCGGTGAAGTCGCATCCTTCGCCGAACATCTCGAAATCATAATCAAACGTATTGTTGAACTCATATTTAGAGCCTACAATATCACCTATAATTGCTCCTATCATAGCTGTATCTCCTATTTTAATGTTAATTATTCGCAAATTTACGAAGAAATATTCAGATAACCAAATATTTTTTATTACTTTTGCATTAATTGTTGTATCGAGTGCGTATCTCCTATGTACTCACAACGTTAAACATAATAATTATTTACATCTAGCATCGTCCTCATTCGTATCTCCGAGGGCGGTGCTTTTTGTTTATAAGAACTCCTTTAAAGCAACGTGATAAACGTCATACATCAGGCGAGTTACGTATAATACGGCAACCTTATCAATAACGAAAGAAGGATAAGGTTTACCCTCTTCGATGATTGCGTCCAAAGACCATTTCGGGTACTTGGCTGAATACAACTTCAATGCTTTCAGAAGCTCATTCAACCTTTCTTCCCCGAATGCTTGCTTTATCTTCTCCTGATTTCTAAGAGCGAAACGAGCCATAAGCTAATTATACTTGATTATCTTATACTCCATTTCGAGCATAACGTTGCCGAATAAGACTAAAAGTACGTCAAATGCTCTCATATCTTACTCAGCTTTATCAACGATAACAAGGTTTTTCAATCTCTCCAAGAATGTGTGATAATCATCCTCGCAGAGAATCACTTGACCGCCCGTTGGTGTGGTCTTGCAATTAAGCTTTATAGATGTTGCTATATCGCCATTTCGTGAAGGTTCAACGTAAGCAATATTATCTATATTTACAAGGGTACAATGCCCTTTATACTTTACCTCAATAAACTTTGTCATAATCTTAATTATTTATATCCGCATTTAATACCAGAGCAGCAGCCACCTAAATAGAAGTGGCAGAAGCCTAAGAAATAGTGCTTACACTGCTCATTTATCTTAATTTCTTCCTTTTTCATAATTGAATGAATGTAGCAGTTTATTCTTCTTAAAATCGTATGAATAACCTTTTTCCTTCATTTTTTCTAACAAAAATTCTCTTTCATCCTCATCCGCTTTTCTCAAACACCCCGTAGAGTATTTTACGTTTGTAGAAGCATTATTTGCTCCTACTCCAAGCTTTTTGAATGGGAGAGAATACTTTGCATGAGCTTCTATCCAATCATCATTGTATATTTTGTGTAGAATGAATATGCAATACTCAGCACGCCAATTATTATAAAGTACTAAAACATCGCCTTCTTTATACATATCTTATTCACATTCATCTAAATATTCACACCAAGCCTCGTTAAAGACCCTATTTAAACGCTCATTCTTCTCAACCTCTTCATAGGTAAGATTAAGCGGTGGAAGCGCATCTTGCGGTGTATATGTATATCCGCATTCATGGTTAGCGAATTCATATTTGAATGCTGATTTAAGATTATCATCATCCTTCAAGAACTCTTCAAGCTCTTTCTGTGTTCTCTGAAAGTGCTCCTCGAAAAGATGGGTATCTTTCTTTAAGCAATAGCAACCACCAACGAGCATATTAATCTTACTAATATCTTCGGCGTTGGTGGTAAGCCCCCACTCTTCCATCATTTTCTTAAACTGCTCTTTACCAAAAGCAGCTTTCATGGGCAATTTATTAAGCTCTTTCTGATGCTTCTTCTTTAATTCTGCGTACTTATTCATTGTCGTATCTCCTATAATTTAATCAAGTTTTGAAACCAGATAATCAATCTCCTCCTCACTAAGTGGAATCTTATTCTTGCGCTTAATCTTAATGGTGTTATCCATACCGATTTTCGCCATCGCAACATTGAGTGAATTACCACCACGAGCTTCTGTTACTAGCAAATCCTCAACGAAGTCAAGCATATCTTGGTCGTGAGCTTTCTGCTCCTCATGCAACTTCTTTTCAAGCTCTTCTGCCTTCTTTGCAAATGAGCAACCCATTTCGATAGCGAAATCAGCGTGGATATTTCGAACCATCTGCTCAATATCGTCTGAGCTAAAGAACTGATTAAAGTACGTATCACCTCTTTTACAGCCCTTCAAAGCCATCAGATGATTGATTTCCTCTTCTTTTGTCATCATTGTTGTATCTCCTATATATTATTAGTAAAGCTGTTCTGTTCTTGTATAGCAGCCCTTCACAGCATACTCTTTACGTTTCTTTTCAGCTTCATTGTAATCAGAGCTAACGGCAACTGCCTGCCATTTACCACCTTCGTAAATCTGAGCAACGTAATCAAAAACGTTAGCCTCTACTTCTGTTCCATTAATCAATTTAACTTTCATTGTTGTATCTCCTATAATTTAAATATTAAACCTATTTATTAATTATTTACACCGCAAAATTAATAATTTCTTTTGAAACCACCAAATATTTTCGGTGTTTTTATTAGTATTTTAATAGCTTTTAATATATTGATATGTAAATTAAGGTTATATTAATATAAAAAATGCAATATAAATATATAGTATTCATTTTTTCGCTACCTTTGCATACATAACCAAATCAGACGAGTTATGACACAGATTTATAACGCATCACCAAAGGAGTTGGCGGCAATGGCTCAACGCTACCTCCGTGATGGAATACTAAGCAGAGCCACATATTGCTACGAGCGGCTGATGTACCTCGGTTGCTTGCGCAGAACGGGTTATCTTCGCCTTGCCTTAGTATATACCAAGCAGGGAAAAGATAACGCCGCAGAGCGTATTTTAAATAGGTATCGTGCAATTTATAAATATTAATATAGGAGATACAGAATATGAAGAAAGGAATACTATTATGGTTTATGTTATTTATGTCAATGGGGTCTTTGTTTGCACAGAGCTTAAATGATAAAATAACTGCGAAAATAGAGAGATATGTAGAGTATAGAGAAGGTGGGTATCACGATGCTTTTGCATTCTCTATATCAATTACAGAGAATATCCCTATACGAATGTATGCCTTCGGTATATATAAAGCGAGCGACTATACAAAGCTTGATTATCTTGAAAAATATACCTTCGGATTACAATATGGATGGGATTTAGTCTCTGGCTATACATGTATGAATGATAATGAAAGCATATATAAGAGTAAAACCAACCAATGGATTATTGAAATAAAGTATGTAAATACTAATGATGGAAAAGAGTATGTAAAGAATTTCATTACGCCATTAAACAGCGAATTAAACCAAATACAGCTTGAAGAGTACAAAGGTACTACGGGTATAAAAAATCCTCAATTCTCAAAAAGAAGAGAAGGTAAGTTTTATGATTTATATGGGAATACCGTACAAAAAAGCTATAAAGATATAATCATTAGCAATGGACGCAAATACTTGAATAGGCGATGAAAGATATAGAGCAGATAAACACCCATACTTTAAAGGAAATCTTTGAGGGTGAAGCATCAGGGTTTACACCTTGGCTTACAAAGAATATTGGTGTGCTATCAGAGAAGTTGGAAATCAATATCTCAGAAGCGGAGCGTGAGCACAAGTTGGAGACAATGAAAGTTGATATTGTAGCCAAAGCTGGCGATGATGGAGAGAAAAGCATCATCATAGAGAATCAGTTTGGCGATAGCGATTCCGACCATTTGGGTAAGGTAATAACTTATGCTGCACACTATAACGCTGATTATGCTGTATGGATAGTTGAGAAAGCAAGAGCAGAGCATATCAGTGCCATTCAGATGCTGAATGATTCAACCATTCAATGCAACTTCTATCTGATTGAAGCAACTGCCGTAAGTGTCGGCAACTCAAAGGTAGGCATACTATTTGATATTGTATGCGCACCACCATACGAGAAAGGCGAAGCTTCACCGAAATCCGATACAGAGAAGCGACTGATGGAATTTTGGACAGCATTCAATGAATACGCAAGTAAAAACGGAGCTGACTTCCAAAAGATGCCACAGAGTTACCATTGGATGAATATCTCAACGGGGACATCAAAGGTTCATTATGACTTCTTTGTACGCAAAGGTTCTGCTTCTGTCCGCTTATTGCTTGACAGCTCTGATAAGGCTGAAAACAAAAAGCATTATAAGCTGATAGAAAAGGATAAAGAAGCTATCAATGAAGCATTCGGAAAGCCAGCACTCCAATGGAACTTGGCAGAAGATAACAAAACGAGTGTGATAATGGCTACGAATTATGAATATGGTGGATATGAGCAAGATGAATGGAAACCTATATTCGCTTGGATATTAGAAACTTATAATAAGCTTCAAGGTATATTCAAACCATATATTGAAAAAATAAAGAAATCATAATGACAGAAGAAGAAAAAAAGAAGGCTTTAGAGACCTTCAATGCTCTTATGGAAGATGCAAGGAAGAATAACGTCAATATGACGATGGACGAGATTAATGAAGAGATTCGGCTCGCAAGGGCTGAACGAAAGCAAAGAGAAAAAGAAAAGGCAGAGCGCAAATAGTGCCCTGCCTTTCTTATAGTAGCTGTATCTCCTGGGGGTGTAATTTAAACTGTGTCAAGGCTTGTTCTTAACTTTCATTCCCACTCCCTGCTGGGGGCATGCCCCCAGC